CGTCAATCGGGCAAATCGATTACATCGGTCATTTATATTTTATGGTATGCCATTTTTAATCCTGAAAAGACAATTGCAATTCTCGCAAATAAAGGATCAACCGCTCGAGAAATGCTTGGGCGTATCACACTTGCTTTAGAGAATCTTCCATTCTTTTTACAACCAGGATGTAGAGAATTAAATAAAGGTAATATTACGTTTGCGAATAACGCTAAGATCGTTGCGGCTGCTACCTCGGGTAGTTCAATTCGTGGTTTGTCGATTGACCTTCTTTTTCTTGATGAGTTTGCATTCATTGAAAGAGATGCTGAGTTTTACACCTCGACATACCCCGTTGTTTCTGCGGGTAACGAGACAAAAGTGATTATTGCATCCACCGCGAATGGTGTTGGCAATATGTTCTACAAAATCTGGGAAGGATCTAAAAAAGGTATTAACGAATTTAAATCATCACGGATTGATTGGTTTGACGTTCCTGGACGAGATGAAGAATGGAAAAGACAAACAATTGCAAATACCTCAGAGCTTCAATTCGAACAAGAGTACGGCAATTCATTCCTTGGAACTTCGAATACTTTGGTGTCATCGAATTGTTTACTTAGCTTAAAACCCGAACATCCTATAAAAATTGAGAGAAATGTTAATTACTATAAGGCACCAATTGAAGACCATACTTATATTATGACGGTTGACGTTTCAAAGGGACGTGGACAAGACTATTCAACATTTACAATAATGGATATCACTACGGGAATGTTTGAACAGGTCGCAACTTTTCGAGATAATATGATATCACCCATGATTTTTCCTGACATCATTGTTAAAGTCGCTAAGATTTATAACGAAGCATTAGTTGTTATTGAAAATAACGATGTTGGCCAAATCGTTTGTAATGATGTGTATTATGAATATGAATACGAAAATACATTCGTTGAGTCATCGGTAAAGCGTGGCGGAGTAGGTGTGACAATGACAAAACGTGTAAAGAGGATTGGTTGTTCAAACTTAAAGGATCTAATCGAACTTGGGAAAATTAGTTTAGTCGATGCAGATACGATTCAAGAATTATCGACGTTTGAAATTAAAGGATCTTCGTATGAAGCGAGTCAAGGGAATCATGATGATATGGTAATGAATTTAGTTATGTTTGCGTGGTTTGTTTCTTCAGAAGCCTTTGGCGATATATCAACAGTTGATCTAAAAGAAATGCTTTTTGCTGAAAAGATGAAGCAGATAGAAGAAGATGTACCTCCATTTGGTATTATTGACGATAAGCTTAGTGGAGCTTCTGCTTACGAGGAAATGGCAAACAACATGCGAGTATGGTCTAATCTCTAAAGTTCACTATTTATAAATAGAACTATTGAATAAACCTTATTATGCTTCACTTATTAATTAAATTATATTGAAAGGAAAACAATCATGGGATTCTTAGTATCACCAGGAGTCGAGGTTAATGAAATCGACTTGACAAATGTGATTCCCGCAGTATCTACTTCTATTGGTGGATATGCAGGTCACTTTAACTGGGGACCTTCTGGAGAATTGATCAACATCAGTTCCGAAAAAGATCTTCAAGCAAACTTTGGTACACCAGACGAGGAACATTCTACGTCCTTTTTGGTTGCTGCAAGTTTTTTAAAATACGGAAACTTTTTAAAGGTTTCGCGTGCAGTTCCTTCTACGGCGCGTAATGCGGTTGTTGGTAATACTTCTGCTGCTGAGGAAAGTGCACCAATTGGTAACCTTGACGCATTTGAACTATTAGATTTTGGTGATGCTAATGAGTATTTTATTGCTCGTTGCCCAGGCGCTTATGGTAATAGTCTCAAAGTTGTTATTGGTCATAAAGACACAACAAACACAACTATAACAAATAACTTCGATTACGTTCCCGGCACAACAGATGCTGCAGCAGCAACCACAGGAGAAGATGCTACAACGAACGACGAAATTCACGTAATTGTTATTGATGAAGATGGTTTGTTTAGTGGAATTAAAGGGACGATCCTTGAAAAATTCCAAGGTTTATCTCTTGCTTCTAACGCGAAACTTGCAAGTGGCGCATCTAATTACTATAAAGATGTAATTAACGCTGGTTCACAATACATTTTTGCAAATACGCTTAGTGATTTATTTACGAATGCCGATAAAGTACTTGGATCAGGTACTATCACTGATGCTGGCCTTGCAAACTCTCCTGCAGTTGCTAAATTGGGAACTGATAAAGCGTTTGAAGCTTCATTTGATTATGGTCTAGATGGTACTCTTAAGGATGGTGAAGTTGTAACAGCACTTGGTTTATTTGCAGACGCTGAAAGTGTTGATGTAAATCTACTTTTCGCAGACCCTATGTCAACTGCAAATACTACTGATATATCCCAGAAAACGATTGAAGCTGAGATATTAGCAATTGCTGCGGCACGTAAAGATATTCTTGGTTGCGGTTCAGCACCAATTGATCTACATAAAGAAGCAACTGATGCTGCAAAATTAACTCACATCAAGAATAACGTTCCATCAACTACATCGAACTACTTTGCAACAACTGGTTCTACAGTATATGTTTATAACAAGTATCTCGACAAGTATCAATGGATTACAACCAATGGTTATCTTGCTGGTCTTTGTGCTAATACGGATGATGTAGCAGAACCTTGGTTCTCACCTGCTGGTTTTAATCGTGGTCAAATTCTTGGTGCAGCTAGATTGAGCTACAATCCAAAACAAACCGACCGCGATACTTTATATAAAGCGGCAATTAATCCAATTACTAACTTCCCTGGTCAAGGGATTGTATTGTTTGGTGATAAAACCTTTACACAAAAACCTTCTGCATTCGATCGTATTAACGTACGTCGCTTGTTCATGGTTCTTGAAAAGGCAATTGCTACCGCAGCTAAATTCCAATTATTCGAATTGAATGATGAATTTACTCGTGCGATGTTCCGCAATATGACAGAACCGTTCTTACGCGACGTAAAAGGTCGCCGTGGTATTACAGACTTTTTAGTTGTATGCGACGAAACAAATAATACAGGTCAAGTTATCGATACTAACCGCTTTGTGGCTGATATCTATATTAAACCTGCTCGTTCGATTAATTTCATTACTCTTAACTTTATTGCTACTCGCACTGGAGTTGAATTCTCTGAAATTGTTGGTACTAACTAATATAAATAATATAGAAAGGAAATACAATTATGGCAACTTTAGGAGTAGATGATTTTAAATCAAAGTTAATTGGTGGCGGTGCACGTCCCAATATGTTCAAAGCTACTGTTACTTATCCCGGATACGCTCAAGGAGATACTGAACTTACATCTTTCATGTGTAAAGGTGCTCAGTTACCTTCGAGTGTAATCGGCCAATTGGATATACCATTTCGTGGTCGCCAGTTGAAAATAGCCGGTGATCGTACGTTTGAAAATTGGACGATTACAATTCTTAATGATACAGGTATGGAAATTCGCAACGCGATGGAGCGTTGGATGAATGGTATTAATGAACACTCAGCAAATACTGGTTTAGCCAACCCTACCGACTATCAAGCAGATATGACTATCGAACAACTTGATAAAGCTGGTAACGTCACAAAATCTTATACGATTCGTGGTGCATATCCAGTTAACGTTGCAGCAATCGATTTAAGTTACGATTCGACCGATGCAATTGAAGAGTTCACAGTTGAATTGGCTTACCAATATTGGGAGTCTAATACAACTTCTTAGTTTTAATTAAATAACCATATTGAGTGTGCGGAGGTCCAAACCCTCCGCACACCTTGATATAAATAACATTATGGAATTATTCGGATACGAAATTAATAAAAAGGTTTCTGGTAAGCAGAAAGAAATTGAAACTAAAGTCGTTTCACCAATACCTAAAATTAATGATGAAGGAGGTGCGACTGTTACTGTCGGTGGTGGTTACTATGGACAATACGTCGATTTAGAAGGCACCAATGCTATTTCGGATCATGAATTAATTACAAAATATAGAGAAGCTGCTTTACAACCAGAATGTGATGCTGCAGTATCTGATATCGTTGATGCAGCACTTGCGGCAGACGATATATCTTCGCCTGTTGATTTGAATATGAGTAATTTAGATCAACCAGATAGCGTAAAGAAAAAAATATTACAGGAATTTGATAACGTATTAAAGCTCTATAAATTTAATCGTAGAAGTTCCGACTATTTTCGTAATTGGTACGTTGATGGTAAACTATATTTTCATATCATCGTCGATGATAAAAATCCTCAAAGAGGAATAGTCGAGTTAAGATCGATTGAATCTACTCACATTAGTAAAGTAAAAGAAATCCAAAAGGTAGTTGATCAAAAAACAAAGGTTGAATACGAAAAGATCGTAGATGAATATTATCTATATTCTCCTTCTTTAAATTCAGGTCAAGATCGCACACAGGGTATTAAATTTGCAACAGACGCAATCGTACAAGTAAACTCTGGATTGTTTGATGCAAGCAAAACACGTTCGATAAGTCATTTACATAAGGCACTGAAGTTGGTTAATCAACTTCGTTACATGGAAGATTCATTGGTTGTTTATCGTGTATCTCGTGCCCCTGAACGTAGAATTTTCTACATTGATGTAGGTAATTTGCCTAAAGGAAAAGCCGAAGAATACGTACAACAGGTTGTATCACGTTATCGTAATAAGATGGTATACGATGCTGCAACTGGAGAAGTTACTGATGATCGTAAGCATATGTCAATGCTTGAAGATTTTTACCTTCCACGAAGAGAAGGTGGTAGAGGTACTGAAATTACTACTCTATCAGGAGGTGAAAACCTTGGACAAATCGAAGATGTTCAATTCTTTCAAAAGAAGCTTTATCGCGCGCTTAACGTTCCTGTCTCCAGATTAGAACAAGAAAGTTCTTTTACAATTGGAAGAGCAAGTGAAATATCTCGAGAAGAAGTAAAATTTCAAAAGTTTATTGATCGTCTTCGAAAGAAGTTTTCATATATGCTTATTAGTGCTTTACGTGTCCAACTCATTCTTAAAGGTGTAATTACTCCAGATGATTGGGAGGATATTGAAGAAAGTATTAACGTAGACTTTAATGAAGATAATTATTTTTCGGAATTAAAGGAATTTGAAATATTGCGTGAAAGATTAGAAATGGCACAACAGATGGAAGATCTAGTTGGTAAATACATTTCAAACGAGTATGTCCGAAGAGTTGTGTTAAAGCAATCAGATGAAGACATTGAAACTTTAAATAAACAAATTGAAGCTGAAAAGGCTGAAGGCGGAGATGAAGAAGACTTGGACATGGACTTTGAATCTACTGAAATTGAACCTATAAATAATATACATGAGATTGAAGAAGAGAAC